GCCGCGGCCCACGGCCTGACCGATGGCGACGTGATCGTGATCGATTCTGCCTGGGCAAAATTGAATGGCCGCCCGGCTCGCGTTATCGATTCGGATACTGGCGAATTCTCCGCCGAGGGCGTGGACACCACCAGCGTGAAAAGCTACCCGGTAGGTTCTGGCGCGGGGACTGTTCGCGAAGCGACCGGGTGGACGCAAATCGCTCAAATCACCGAGCCAACTGCAAACGGCGGTGAGCAGCAATTTCTGACCTACGGCTTCCTCGAAGACGACGATGACCGCCAACTCCCAACCAACAAGTCCGCCAGCAGCATGACTCTGCCGGTTGCCGACGACCCAGCGCAGGCCTATGTCTCGATCGTTGAAGCGGCTGACGAGGACAAGGAGCCACGCCTGATCCGCGCAAATCTGCCGGGAGGCGCGACGATTTACTACTACGCCTACGTGTCGATTACCGCGACCCCAACACTGAGCCGAAACAACATCATGACGCGGACCATCACACTGTCGTTCGCATCTCGCCCAACCCGCTATAACGCCTAAGGGGGTCCTATGGCAAAGTTTTCCATTGCGCCAAAACCAACGTTCACAGTCGATGTGGCAATTCCTCAGGTTGGCGAAAAGCCGGCCATGGTGCCGTTCACTTTTAAGTTCCGCGATCGCACCGCGCTTGCCGAATTGTTCGACTCCTGGAAGGCCCAAGCAGAAGCCGTTGGCGAACGCTTCAAAGGTATAGAGCCGACGCTTGCAGAAATTACCGCTGCGGAGGTGGAACAGGGCGTCGATCAGATTAAGGATCTGGTCGTGTCGTGGGGATTTGGGGACAAGCTCAACGATGAGTCGATAGGTGCGCTCGTGAAAAGCTGCGTTGGTGTCTCAGATGCTGTTGTGAAGGCTTATAGCGACGCCTTCGGAAAAGCTCGCTTGGGAAACTGATTGCCGCTGTACTTGCCTTGTATCAGCCAGATGCCAACGCCGAGCAAATGGCCTTATTTGGTTTTTCTCCTGAGGACTATGATGAAATATTTGAAGTATGGCCAGACAACTGGCTGTCTTTTCTAGTTATGGACTCGATGGGAACACAGTGGCGAACTACGGAGCACCGAGTAATTGGCCTCGATTATGGTGTGCTGCCAACTGTGATGCGGTTGCTCGGCGTTCCACCAAACACTCGCTCACGAGTGTTTCAGGATGTACGCGTCATGGAGTCCGAGGTGCTTAGATACTTTGAGCGCGAGAATCACTAAGGTCTAGTAAAGAAATGTTGTAAGTGCTGAGCCTAATCTGTAATGAATTTGCATTTGGCAATCTTAGATGGGCTCAGCAGGTAACGTTTATATATTTCCAGTTAGCCGCATTGAGAGTCCATCCATCCCTTTGCGAATTTCAGAACATATTTTGCTCCAGCCCTTGCAAGCACGTTAGGCACCAAGTCTACCAAGGCAGTCAGAAAAGAAATTATGACTTCTCTGTTTTGACACACGACGGGCGATAGGTTCGCCGTGATCTGACCTTTGTTTTTTGCGAAGTATTCGGCTATTTCCTGATCCATCTTTACTTCGTCTTCGTTGTCCATTTCTTTGCTCCGTTATAAATAGTTTTGGTTTCAGTCCAGCCCTGATATTTATAGTTGTGGTTTAGGTAAAGGCAATTTATAGGCAGGATTTAATTAGAATTGAATTAATAGCCAGAAGTTTTTACAAGATTTGACGCCAAATTGATGACTTGCAATTAGGTGGCTATCGAGGCAATGAATGAATATTTCAGAACTTGGCATCAAGATCGACTCGGCCGATGCAATTAAGGCCAAAACCAGCCTGGATGAAATGGCGAAGGCCGGTGGCCGCGCCGAGCAGTCTGCCGTTTCGTTGATGAGCGAAATGCAGGCGCTAGAGAAGTCGCTGTCTACCAACTCCAAGACCACGCAGGATCTCGCAAAGCAGCGGGAAGCATTGGCGAAGCTGACTAAGACCGGCGCGTATGGCGAGGCAGAGGCCGCGAAAATATCGGCGCAGCTCGACAAGCATCAGGTGGCGCTGGCCAAGTCGGCCATGGATGAGCAGAAGGCGTTGAACAGCCTGCTGGGTGCAATTGACCCAGCCCGCGCGGCGCTGTCGAAACTCGATACGCAGGTAGAGCAGCTCGGTAAACATTTGGACGCCGGCCGCATCAGCCAGGATGAGTACAACACCGCCCTGGGCAAGATCGACAAGGACTACGACAAGCTCAACAAAACCACCACCGGCTTCGAAAAGTTGCGCCTCGGCTCGCGCCAGGCGCGGGAAAATGTGGTGCAGCTGGGGAATGCGCTGTCGTCGGGCGACTGGGGAAGCGGCGTTCGCGCAGTCGCGCAGTTAGGTGCCGGTGCGGGTGAGGGCGCGGCGGGTCTGCTGGCCATGCTCGGCCCGCTGGCGCTGGCCACCGCCGCGGTGGGTGGGCTGGCATACGCTTTCTACAAGGGGAGCGAAGAGCAAGACAGCTACAACAAATCGCTGATCCTCACCGGCAATTACGCCGGTGTGAGTGCGGGGCAGCTCGGTGACATGGCGCGTCAGGTGAGCGCGACTGTAGGTACAACTGGCCAAGCCGCAGCCGTGCTGGCTCTGCTTGCCGACAATGGCAAGATCGCCGGCGAGAGCTTCACCGGAATCACCCAAGCCGCCGTGTCGATGCAGGAAGCGACAGGCAGGGCAGTGAGCGAGACAGTTGACGAGTTCTCCAAGCTCGCCGACGACCCGGTCAAGGCGTCTGCCGCGCTGAATGAGCAGTACCACTACCTGACCGCTTCGGTTTACTCGCAGATCACCGCGCTGGAGAAGCAGGGCGACCATGCAGGCGCCGTGAAGCTGGCCACCGAGTCGTTCGCTGATGCAATCAACGAGCGCACGCCGCGAATCCTCGAGAATCTGAGTTTCTGGGAGAAGGGCTACAACGCCGTTGCTCGGGCTGCTGATGGATTGAAGAATATCGGGCGTAGCGATATCGGCGCCGATATCGAGCAGGCTCGTCGCGACTTGGCCGGCGCTCAGGCTGGCGATATCGGCCTGTTCCAGAACAAGCAGGAGATGATTGATCTCTACCAGAATCGTCTCAACATGCTGGAGGATCAGAAGGCTGCCGAAGCCGATATCGCCAAATGGCAAGGAGAGCAGGCGAAAGCTCAGGGCGATGCCGTCTCCTCAATGGCGAAGGTCGACGCACTCACCAAGTCAGCATGGACGAATGAGCAGAAACGTACCGACGCGATCAAGGAATACAAGCGGCAGCTCGAAGACATCCGCAAGGTCGCACCCAACGACCCACGCCTGAATCAGGCGGCAATCGACAAGAACCTGGCGAACATCAACGACCAGTTTAAGGATTCGAAAGCGGCTGGTTCACAGGTCGATCTGACCAGTTTCAACAACGCCAAGAACAACCTTGCAGCCATCAGCGAAGAGTACAAAAACGCCCAGAAAGAACTGGAGGCAGCGCAGAAGGCCTGGCTCGTTTCTCAAGCCGACTACGCTCTGAAACGCGAAGCGCAGATCGGCAACGAGCGCGACGAGGTGACTGCGGCGTACGAGGCGGAGATTGCTGCGCTGGAAGCCGCGAAGGCGAAGAAGACCACTTCTGCCGCGCAAGGCATCCAGCTCGATCAGAAGATCGCCGACGCCCGCGCAGGCATGGTCAAAGCGCAGAAAGACGCGGACACCCAGCTCGAAGTTCTGGCCACAAACGAGACCGGCCGTCTCGCCCGACAAGAGCGTTCAATCACCACCTACGTTCAGGCCTTGGCTCAGCAACAGCGAGCGCTGGAACTGGCAGGGCAGCGCGCCGTTCTCGGCGTCGGACAGGGCGATCGACAGAACGCACTCAACAATGAGCTGAACAGCCAGCAGGATCGGTTCGCTCAGCAGTCGCTGGAACTGGCAAGCCAGAAATCAGATCCGTCGCGAAACATGTCGGAGGAGGAGTTCGCCCGGAAGTCGCAGGCTCTCGCCGATGCGAACAAGGCGGCAACCGACCAAATCCGGCAGAACTACGCGGCTGTGGAGGCAGCGCAGGGTGATTGGACGAAAGGCGCAACGTCGGCCTGGGCCAACTACTTGGATTCGGCGAGCAACATTGCCGGACAGACAAAGACCCTCTTCGGCAACGCTTTCAGCTCGATGGAAGACGCGGTCGTCAACTTCGCCATGACAGGGAAACTGTCGTTTGCTGACTTCACCAAATCGATTTTGGCGGACATGGCGCGGATCGCGACTCGGCAGGCCAGCTCGGCGTTGCTGAGCAGCCTCGTCGGTGCTGCCACCAGTTACTTCACTGGCGGAGGCGGCGGTAACGGGCTCGCGGCTGGATCTGCCGGTGCGACGTCTTCGAATCTCGGCGCGTCCTCGGCAGGTTACTCCAGCACGTACTTCCCGCAGGCGCTCGGCGGTGCCTGGTCGTCGGGCGTGCAGATGTTCGCCAACGGCGGTGCCTTCACCAACAGCATCGTCAGCGCGCCGACCGCGTTCGGCATGGCCGGTGGGCGGGCGGGAGTCATGGGGGAGGCGGGGCCGGAGGCGATCATGCCGCTGACCCGGACTTCCAACGGCAAGCTGGGTGTTCTCGCCGCCGGCGGTGGCTCCGGGACTGCAATCAGCATCAGCGCACCGGTAACGGTGGTGACGCAGGATCGAGGCTCCGAAGGCATGCAGATTGACCAGCAGGCCCTGTCGAAAAATCTCCAAACACAAATGCGCGCCGTGGCGGAAAGAGCCGTGGCCGATTCTTGGCAGCCGGGTGGTGCCAGCTTCAGACGCGCAAATGGGAGGGCCTAATGGCCATCGAGAAATTCACCTGGCCAACCGAGCGTGGGGAAGCACCCGATATCAATTATCGGGTGCGCACCTCGAAATTCGGCAACGGCTACGCGCAGAACGTCGGCGACGGACCAAATAACAAAGAGGACTCCTATCCGATCACCTGCGTCGGCCACAAGGCCAAGGTGCAGCAGATCATGGCGTTCCTCGACCGGCACGCCGGGGCGAAGGCGTTTCTCTGGACAACGCCGCTCGGCGAACTCGGACTGTTCACCTGCAAAAATCCCGCTCCCATACCAATGGGCGGCGAGGTCTTCAAACTCACCGCCACATTCGAGCGGGCATTCCAACCATAAGGGGCAATCATGCCGCTGATCAGTGACATCCAGGTGCTTGAGCCTGGCAGCGAAGTGCTGCTATTTGAGTTGGACGGCACCGACTACGGCGCGGATGTTCTGCGCTTCCACGGGCACGCGATACCGCACACGCCGGCAGAGCTGATCGCCGCCGGCGACAATGCCGACCAACTGCCGGCGAAGGCGATCTACTGGCAGGGCAACGAGTACAGCGCCTGGCCGATGCAGATCGACGGTATCGAGGCGAACGGCGACGGTACTGCGGTGAGGCCAACGCTTTCGGTCGGCAACGTCAATGGGCGCATCACTGCGCTCTGTCTGGCGTTCGAAGATCTGCTCGAGTTCAAGCTGACGATGCGCCATACGCTCGGCAGTTACCTCGACGCGGCGAACTTCCCGGCCGGCAACCCGACGGCTGACCCAACTCAAGAGACGATCGAGGTCTGGTACATCGATCAGAAAACGAACGAGGACGGAGAGACGGTCAGTTGGGAGCTGGCGAGCCCGGGCGACGTTGGCAACGAATCAATCGGCCGGCAGGCCACAACGCTGTGCCATTGGTGTCTCACTGGTGGCTATCGCGGACCGAACTGCGGTTTCACCGGGCCGTACGTCACGAAGGACGGCGTCATTACCGACAATCCTGAACTCGACCAGTGCGACGCCACGTTGGGCAAGGGCTGCATCCCGCGCTTCGGCGAAGCAAACCCGCTGCCGTTTGGTGGCTTCCCCGCTGTATCCCTGATCGCACGGAGCTGACATGCGAAAGCACATCTTGAACGCGATCCAGGCGCAGGCGGCAGCCGAGTACCCGAAGGAGTGCTGCGGGCTGCTGCTGGCGATCGGGCGCAAGCAGCAGTACTTCCCTTGCATCAATGTCTCGACCGAGCCAAACGAAGAGTTTCGAATCGACCCTGAGCAGTACGCAGCAGCCGAGGATGTGGGCGAAGTAATCGGCGTAATTCATTCACATCCGGACGCGACCAGCCGGCCTTCACCGCGCGACCTCGCCATGTGCGAAGCGACGGCGATGCCTTGGCACATTCTGAGCTGGCCGGAAGGCGACCTGCGCACCATCGTTCCCACCGGTGAAGTGCCGCTGCTGAAACGACCGTTCGTGCATGGTGCCTGGGACTGCTGGCAGGTCTGCGCCGATTGGTACAGGCGCGAGTGGGGGCTGGAGTTCGAAGCCTTCAAGCGCACTGATGGCTGGTGGGAAAGCAAGGACAACACCAGCCTGTACGAAGCGAACTACGAAGCCGCCGGCTTCTACCGCGTCGACCAACCTCAGCGCGGCGACATGATCGTCATGGAAGTTTACCCGAACCACGCCGGGATATTCCTTGGCGCCGATCCGTCTTTGCCCGGTGAGGATGCCGCCACGTTTGGCCCCGGTCCGTTCCTGCTGCACCACCTGTATGGAAGGCCGTCTGAGGTCATTGTCTTCGGCGGGCCTTGGCTGGAGCGTACACGCCTGATTCTCAGGCACAAAAATGCGCAACCAAAAGCATGATGCGGCAGAGCCGCTGGAGAGACTTATGAAAAATGTAATCGAGTCAGCTGCAAAAAACGCCAGCGGCGAACCGGTCTGGCAGCTCATAAAAGGCCAGTTCATCATCGAAGCTGGCAAATTCATTCTTCCCGGATCGGAAGGCAGTGTAAATGAGAGAATTAGCCTGCTCGAAGAGCGCGTGGATTCGATTGAGCGGGCTAAGAAACGTTATTTGTAGCTGTTGAAGAACGCCTCTATGCCCGGAATATCCGGCGCTATATCAGGGTTTGATGGGTAAGCTTTCGCAGCCTTGATTGCATGCTGCTTCGCAGCTTCAACGGCTGCAGGGCCGGACGCTTCACTAAGCTGCTTTGTCAAGCCAGAGATCATGCAGTGCAGGGTAGCCAGTGTAGAACCGGTGTAATTCAATACGTCTTGGACGTCGTTACTCATTTTCACTTTCCTTGCGTTATCCGCGCCGAAATTGGCGCAACCCCAGTCCTTGGGCTTGCAGGCAAAGGACTGGGGGAATCCGTTGCGTGAGGGCAAGAGGCTACCCTCATCAGAGAGGGGCTCGTTACTGGCTATAAAACCAGTATTTTGGTAGACTACGGCGATGGAACGAGGGCGCGATCTGATGTCAAGGCGTAATTGACGATACCTCTTGACTTGTGCAAAATCCCGCCTCATTTTGAGCATCTATAGCTTTCGACGGAGGGCGATTCATGACTACTAAGTCTTTAGCAGTGGCCCAATATATATTGGATAGATGTCGCGAGTCTGGTGATACAGCCGTGACTCCGATGCAATTGTTAAAACTTGTTTATATTGCACATGGACATATGCTTGGTAAATACGGTATGCCTCTACTTGATGAGCCTGTTCAAGCTTGGCAATATGGCCCGGTTGTTAATAGCGTCTATCAGGCCGTCAGGCATTTTGGTTCAGCACCGGTGCGTATGGTGTGCAACCATGTTAACGAGAATGCTTTTACTCCTGATGAACGACATACGATGGATATGGTTGCGCGCGATTTTGGGCGAATCGACGGGGTCACACTTTCCGCTGCGACGCATAAGTCTGGTACGCCCTGGGCTACTACATGGGAGTGGCACGGTCAAAATGCCATAATATCCAATGATCTGATTGAGCATTTTTATCGCCGGAACTTGAGTCTTCCATCTTACTCATCGCTTTGAAAGGGAATTCAGATTGTCTTTTAAGCCTGAAGGCGTTGAGTTAGAGCAACGCGCGGTTGAAGAATCTCTAGCGTTAGCTGCAAAAGAAGATATAGCGCAGGCTAGGCTGCAGAATCATGAAATTCATGGTCTGCGAATTGGTCATGCAAAGTTGCTTTTTTGTCTTACTGTTGCTTGGGTGGCAGTTATTTGGTTAGTTGTATTATTTCAGGGTTTTGGTCAGTGGTTTATCCCGATTCCAGATTGCTTGGAGTATATAAAATTCAAACTTTCCGATGCTGTCATGATTGCATTTATGACTACGACGACAACAACAGTTCTCGGACTTTATGGCATCGCAGCATATTGGCTTTACGGAAAACCTAAATCTGAGGGAAAGTCAGTGGCGACCAAAGCTGACCCAAAAAAGGTGGCTAGTCCTAAGCCAGCTGAATAGCGCTATTACGGGCGAACCAGACCAGATGCCCGCTTTACCACAGGAGTGACCTGCATGAAATTGATCGTAGGAGCGCTGGCGGTAGCGCTGCTGGCTGGGTGTGCGACTTCGCCGACGCCTTCCAATGAAGCCAAACAGGCGCCGTCCAGTCAGTTGTCGGCCTACCAGGTCAAGCCATCCGGGGCTTATGGGACACTGCAAGTGATCCGCGATTCCGGGCAGACCGGAAGCCTTTGTTCAATGGCCGTTTTTATCGATGGCAAACAAGCTGCCAAGCTCGACCCGGGTCAGAAGGCATCTTTCTATCTGCCGTCTGATTCGGTTTCAGTGGGCGCCGCTTACACCGGCTCTGGCATCTGCTCCATGGGTGCAGCCCGGGTGGAGCGGGAAGCGATCGTGAAAGACGGCGCGATCAAGAAATACCGAGTTTTCACCGGGGGCGATGGGCAGATCGACATACTGCCCACGACTCTCTGAACAGACCGCCTCCGGGCGGTTTTTTATTGCCTGGAGAATGGCATGTGCTCAGCAATTACCTACACGCCGATGACGAAAGTCATGTTGTCAGGCTCGCTTGCGAAGAAGTTTTTTCGAAGCAAGCCATTCCTCCTCGACGGCGGATCGGCCGTGGAGGTGTTCCGTGCGCTCAATGCGACCATTGATGGGTTCGCCGAGGAAATTAAACGACTGGAGCTCCTTGGACTGAAGTTTGCGATCTTCCGGAATCGCCAAAACATCGGAATGGACGGATTCGATCTCGGCGGTACACGGGAAATTCGCATTGCTCCAGTGATTGGGGGCAGCAAGCGTGCCGGCGGGCTGCAGACCATTATCGGCACAGTAATGATCGCCGCAGCCTATGTACTGTCATTCACTCCGTTTGCAGCCGCATCGCCGTTTTTGTACGCGGCCGGCGCGTCAATTGCGATCGGCGGCGTGATCCAAATGCTCAGCCCGCAGGCCTCAGGCCTGAAGCAAAGCGCATCCCCCGAAAACTCCCCGTCCTACGCCTTCGGCAGCGCCAAGAACACCACTGCCAGCGGCAACCCGGTACCGATCTGCATCGGCGAACGCCGGTGGGGCGGGATGATCATCTCGGACTCGATCCTGGCTGAAGATAAGGCCTGAGCAAAAACCCTCACTATGGCTAGGAAGAATTTCCCTTCCTTTCCAAAGGAGGTCTTCGCTCATGAAAACGTGGTTACCGGTAGTGACTCGAGTCGCTTCTAACTTGGTTTTGGTTGCCTATTACAGCTTCAAACTTTACGCGAGCCTTCACGGGTCGTGAGCAAGCCGCCTTGAGGCGTTTTTTTTTATGCTTGGAGGAAAGCATGGGCGCAGCAGCAAAGATCGATATCCACGGCGAGAAGGGTGGCAGCAGTAAGCCGAAGTCGCCGACTGAAGCCAGCGACAGCCTGCGCTCGACCAACCTTGCAAAACTGCTGATCGCCGTGGGCGAGGGTGAGTTCGACAGCGTCCCGACCGATTACGATATCTACCTGGACAACACACCGATCCGCGATGCGAGCGGCAACTACAACTTCCCGAACGTGAAGTGGGATTGGCGCCCGGGTTCGGTGGATCAGACCTACATCCCAGGCATTCCGTCCGTCGAGAACGAGACGTCGCTGAACATTGAGCTGCGCAGCGATTCCCCGTGGGTGCGGTCGATCACCAACACCCAGCTTTCCGCCGTGCGCATGCGCTTGGCATGGCCGGCTCTGCAACGCTCGGATGACCAGGGCAACGTCGGCGGCTACCGCATCGAGTACGCAATCGACGTCGCCACCGACGGCGGCGCCTATCAGCAGGTGCTGGTGGACGCAGTCGACGGCAAGACCACCACGCGCTACGAGCGCTCGCGCCGCATCGATCTGCCCGACGCCACCACTGGCTGGCAGATCCGCGTGCGCCGCCTGACGCCGAACCAGAACACCAACAAGATCGCCAACACCATGCTGGTGGCCGGTTACACCGAGGTCATCGACGCCAAGCTGCGCTACCCGAACACCGCGCTGCTCTACATCGAATTCGACGCCGAGCAGTTCACCAACATCCCGGCCGTGACCGTGAAGTGCAAGGCACGCCGCTGGATGGTGCCGAGCAACTACGACCCAATCCTGCGCACCTACACCGGGACGTGGGATGGTTCGATGAAATCGGCCTGGACCAACAACCCTGCGTGGATCACCTACGGCATCTGCACTGAAGACCGGTTCGGCCTAGGCAAGCGCATCAAGCCGTTCATGGTCGACAAATGGGAGCTGTACCGCATCGCCCAGTATTGCGATCAGCTGGTGCCGAACGGTTTGGGCGGGCAGGAGCCACGCTTCCTCTGTGACATGAACCTGCAGGGCAAGGCTGATGCCTGGTCGTTGCTGCGCGACATCTCGGCGATTTACCGGGGCATGACGTACTGGGCGCAGGGGCAGCTGGTGATGCAGGCCGACATGCCGCGCGCGCAGGACTTCGATTATGTCTTCACCCGGTCCAACGTGATCGACGGCAAGTTTTCCTACGGCAGCGCCTCGGCGAAAACCCGTTACACCCGGGCGCTGGTGAGCTACGACAACCCGGCGAACAACTACGACACCGACGTCATTCCGTTCGCTGACCTGGATCTGCAACGCCGTTACGGCGACCGGCCGACCGAGCTGAGTGCCATTGGCTGCACGCGCGCCTCCGAAGCACAGCGCCGGGGCAAGTGGGCGATCTTGAGCAACAACCAAGACCGCACCGTCTCGTTCAAAACAGGCATCGAAGGCGTGATCCCGTTGCCGGGCCACATCATCCCCGTGGCGGATTCGCTGCTGGCTGGGCGGGAAGTGGGCGGCCGGATCTCGGCGGTGGCGGGTCGGGTTATCACGCTTGATCGCGACACCCAGGCCAAGGCCGGCGACCGGCTGATCATCAACCTCCCGGGCGGTCGCGCCGAAGGTCGTACCGTGCAGAGCGTCAACGGCCGCGCCGTGACCGTCACGGTCGCCTACAGCGAACCGCCGGTTGCGCAGTTGCAATGGGCACTCGATGCCGATGACTTAGCTATCCCGCTCTACCGCGTACTGCGCACCAAGCGCACCACCGAGGGCGATTACGAAATCAGC